TGAACTGCGAGCGGAAGAAGAAAATGTCCTGCGTGTCGGGCTCGCAGCGCACGTGCACGGTGTCGCTCTTGGGCTGGTGGATCGGCAGCGGATTGTAGCTCTGGCTGCGCTTGTCGTTCCCGCCGTTGACCACGAGCATATGGCGCGTGCAAGCGAAGATGAGCTCACTGAGCAGCCGGATATCTTCGTCGGCAGGCATGCCGACATCGACGCGCAGCCCGCGCAGCATCTGGACGACCCAGTCGAACAGCGCGTCGATATCCCAGTCGATCAGCCCCAGCCGCTTGGCGATCATCACCCCGGTGAGGTTGGCCCCGGCGGTGCTGACCCAGAAGCGCTCGTTCTGCTTGAGCCCCAGCCGCTTGCGCAATTCCTCGATGACTTGGAAGTAGAGGATTTTCGCCTCGGCATAGCGCTCGACGAGCGCCTGCGCGTAGCGCGGCCCGGCATGGCCGTAGTTCTCCATGAGCTGGTGGTTGAACATGGCATCGCCCTCGGCGACGCCGATGATCCCCGGCTGGAAGTCGAGGTAATACTCCATGATGCGCATGATCTCGCCCTGCGGGTTACTCTTGAGTACCGAGAGCGTGTCGTAGATCGACTGGTTGGAGGTGGTCAGCCCGATGGTGCACCACGAGGTATCGTTGACGCGCATGTTGTTGGAGGACTGCTGCATGCGGTCCTTGCCGCGCCCGTGGGTAACATTGTAGATGAGGTCGGACAGCTGCTTGGGGTCGATGTTGGTGATCTCGTCGAGCCCCAGCGGGACCGAGTTGTGGTAGCCCATCTTGAACACCTTGGCGAGGTAGGTGTCGTCGTTGATGGCCAGCATCTTCGACGGGTGACCCCACGCGCTGTTGGACATCTTGAGCACGGTGGTCTTGCCGGTGCCCGACGCGCCGCTGACGAGGCTGATCAGCGCGCCGCTGAGCCCTGAGAAGTGCAGCAGGGGCGCGCCGAACGTCGAGGCCGCGCCGAACGCGAACGACTCCATGCCCTTCCTGCCGTAGAGGTTGAACGCCTCCTGCCACTTTTCCAGCGTCCCGGCTTCCCCGAACTGCTTGGCTACCTGCGCGATATCCGGGTGCGGGTAGATGCGTTGCTTGCCCTTGGCGGTCCACGCGCAATCGACCAGCGCAAACGCGGTGTGGTCGTTGTTCCATCCGAATTGACGATGCAGCATGTCAGCCTTCTCCTGTTTGGTCCACATCCTCGCGGAGTCGATCAGGTAGTTCCGAAGATGCGGGAATTGGAAGTCATTGGCGAGTACGCTGTTACCCGCGAGCACCTTGCGCAGCTCGGCGGGGTTACTCAGTTGCTGGTTGGGCACGTAGAAATTCACCACGCCATCCTGCGCGGTGTAGACCCGCACCTGCATCATGTCGTTCTGTTCGCCCTTGGTGCGCGCGATGATGTAGATGTCGCAGTCGTAGACGTGGATGTCCTCTTCCTCAGCGCTCTTGGCTTTCTTCCAGATGCCTCCGTTGCGCCCCCGGTGGTAACGCTCGGGCATGATATGCTGAACGATCTCCCCCGTTTCCTCGTCCTGCTCGATGATGGGCGGGCCCTCGACGACGACGCGCCCCAGCTGGACCGGCGAGGTGAGCTTGCCCAAGTGCGGACAGCCGTCGCAGCCGGCGGGGTTGTGCATTTCGAACTGCTTGCAGCTGTGCGGCCCAGCGGTGCGCGCCGCCTTGTCGCGCGTTTTATCCGGGTCATAATCGGGGTGATCGAGCGAGACCGCTTCGTATGCCTGCTCGCGGTCCCGGCACACGTGCGCGACCGACAGCGCCGCGCGCCAGAGCGGCTCGGACAGGGTGGCGCGTTCCTCTACGCACCTAACCAGCTGACGACAGCCACTAGCGCCCCTACGCAGGATTTGGATAAAGTCGGTGTCCGAGTCCTCGGCGAACGCCTTGGTCATCGGCGACAGCGCGCGGCCTTCATTGAAGAATGATCCGGGGAGCGTATCCGGTTTGGGCGTGTCGGGCTTCGTGGAATAATTGGTGCCTAGCAACGTAGCCATCGTAGCCAAGGGTACAGGGAAACCCTGACCCATAAGCACCGTCACCTCGGTCGGCAGCGGGCTCTTGTAGTTGAAGGTGCCGGGGACGCGCAGCACGCGCGCCGCTTCGAAGCAGGAACGATCAACCCCGACACCGTTCAACCGCGCCGCGTCGCGCAGGGCGATGCTGACCGGCTCCCACTCCTCGCGGGTCACCTCCTCGGTGAGCGGCCAGTAGGCGTGCAGGCCGCGACCCGAGTTGACCACGATGGGGCGCGGCAGGCCCACGGTCTCGACCAAGTGCTTGAGCGCGGTCAGGCCCTCGATCTGGGTGGCGTAGGGCTTGCCCTCGCCACAGTCGATATCGATCCAGAGCGACTTGAGCGCCCGCACGTTGGGCTTCTTGCGCGACGAGCCGTCCTTGTATTTGGCTACGCCGAAGTAGACGTCGCGGCCCAGCCGTGCCTGCGCGACGATGGCCTCGTCGGCTTCGGCGCGTGTAGGGACGATGCGCTGGTGGGCGATGCCGTCCTTGATCCCGATAATTGCGTACCAGCCTTCGGTTGGCTGTACGCTTTCAAGCAAATCGAACTTGTCCGTATTCATGTGCCCCGTCCCGTGTGGTTAGCCGAGCGTGGAAATGTATTCTTCGATCTTGGGCCGGGTGGCGGCTTGTGGCTCGACCGCACCCTGAAACCATCTGTAGACCGCTGCGCGAGTCACACCCATATGCCGGGCGACGGCGGTGACGGGTACCTTGTGCGTTATGCACAAGCGCCCGAGACGGACGCCGAGTTTATCGGCGTCCGCCTTTCCGTTCATCTCGACGAGGTGGAGGGTATAGCCTCCGGGCATTACGCCGCCGGGCTGACCCACGAGTCGATGACGCTGGCCAGCGTGTTCGACACGGGTGCGGGCTCCGCTTCGGCTTTCGGCTTGCGCGTCCGGCGCGTCGTCGGCGGCGGTGTCACTTCCGGTTCTGCTGCGGGCGTCTCATCCGACAGGTCGAACGCACCGACTGCGGGCACGGGCGGCTTGACCGGGGGCGCTTCGACTTCCGGCTCCGGTTCCGGCGCGGGCGGCGGGGTAGGCGTGCTGGAGAACACCTGCGTCTGCACCTGCGCCTGCGGCTTGGGGGCATCCGTGACGCCGCTTGCCGCAGCCACCGTCAGCTGCGTGTACTTCATCGTCTCGGGGTCCGACTGGACTTTGCAGACAAGTGCGTACTCAGCTTCGTTGATCGGGCTGAACGGGGTGAAGTTCAGCTGCATCGTGTCGGCTTCGAGGTCGTAGGCGATGGTGGTAACGACGTAGTCAACCGAGTGCTGGTTGGCGACGAGGAACTTCACATAGCTTTCGAACGGGTGCGTGATGCCGTTGCCCTTGCCGAACAGCGACTTCGCCGGGACGTTGATCTGGTAGACCTCGCCCGAAGGATCGCCGTGGAGCAGGATGGCGAGGCGGCGCTGGAAGCGGCACGCGCGGCCTTTGCCCTTGTCGCCCGAGCCCTCGATGTTCTGCGGGCACTTGGAGCAGGACGCGGCCTGACGGTTGCTCGCGGCAGCTTCGGGCACTTCGCCGAGGTTCGACCAGCAGTCGGGCAGCGTCGGCTTGGCGTCGGGGTCGTAGGCGTTGGCGTAATAGGAGCGGCTGACCTTGGGCAGCATGCCGACGATGATCGCGTTGAACGCGCCGCTGATCGCCTTGCCCATCTGCTCGCCGCCGACGAGACGGCGGAAGGTGCCGTTGGTGTTGGTCTGGATGCGGCGCAGGTTGGGGCCGGTATCGATGGACTGGGTGAGCGCCGACAGGGGGCGCTGCGTGGCGGGCACAGCCCCCGAGCTGAAGATGGTTACGTCGTTCATGGTCTTACTTCTCCGTGGGTTTGCGGACGGTGATGGCATAGCGCCGGTCGATGTTGAGCCCAACGGGCTCGACACCGGGATTTTCTTCGAGGAACTGCTTCATGTTGGTGCGGTGGATGCGCTGCTCCAGCAATTGCGGTGCGCCGTGGTCCTTGATGAAATCGTACATCCCGCTCCAGTCGCTGGTCCAGTAGCGGGTGCTGATGCGGCGGGTGACGGTGCCGCTGGGGGTGCGCAGGCTGTCCACGTTCTGCTCCTTGCACACGGCAAGGATCGCCTCCGTCACGACATCGATCTGCGACTTCAGCTTCTCGACGCTGGCTTCGTAGGCTGCTGTCTCTGCATCCATAGCCATACGAATTTTGCGGTATGTAGCGACGAGTGTATCGACGTTGGGTGGTTGGTCCATAGTTTGCTCCTTGTGGTTATTGACTTGTAGACGTGGGAATATACGGTGTCAACTACCGCCCTGCACAATATCGCGGTAGAGGTCGATCAGCTCCTCGTGGTTGTGGATATTGCTGCGCAGCATGGCGTAGAGCCGCGCCTCGACCGGCGAGCCGGTGATATGCACCACGGTCATCGCGTTCTTCTGGCCGGGGCGGTCGATCCGCGCATTGGCCTGCAGGTAAGTATCCACGCTCGTAATCGGCGCGTACCAGACGATGGTGTCGGCGGCGGTCAGCGTGACGCCGTGCGCAGCGGCGGCGGGCTGGATCACCATGACGTGCGGATCGGGCTTGGTCTGGAAGTCGTTGATCAACTTGGTGCGCTGGTTCAGCGACGTGCTGCCGTTGATCACGCCGTGGCTGATGCCCGCCTTGCCCAGCTGTTCCGAGAGGATATCGATGGTGTGCGTGAACGGCACAAAGATCAGCACCTTGTTGCTGGCTTCCTCGATGACCTCCTTAACCGCCTTGATGCGCGTAGACGAGTCAAACTCGACGACACCCTTGGTATCTGTGTAGGCAGCCCCGGCGCTGATCTGCAGCAGCTTGTTGATCTTCACAGCGGCGTTGACCGCACTGATGTCCACGCCTCCGCCTAGCTCGATAAGCATCTGCTGGCGCAACTCTTCGTAGTAGATTTTCTGCTGCGAGGTGAGCGGCGCGTCGCGGTCGATGTAAGTGACCGGCGGCAGGTCGAGGCAGTCCTTCTTCTCGTAGCGGATCGCGGGCTGCAGCAGCTTATGCACGTAGGCAGCGGCGGTCGGCTTGGGGGCCCACTTGAACTCGGTGACCTTGTTCATGACCGTGGCGCGGAACTCGCCGAAGTATTTCGGGCAGCGGAACGGGTTGACCAGCTTGGCGAGCCCGTAGGCATCGACCGGCGACTGCGCGGCGGGCGTGCCGGTCATCATCCACAGCCTCGGGTCGGTCGCCTGCATGATGCGGTTGACCACCTTCCAGCGCGAGGTGCTTGCCGTCTTGAGGTAGTTGGCTTCGTCGCAGATGATCAGGTCGAAGCCCCCGGCGATGATCTCCTTCTCGACGATCCCCACCCCGTCGTAGTTGATCACCACGAAGTCGGTACCGTAGTTGAGCGCCTTGACGCGCTGCTTCGACGTGCCGTGCGCGATGGCGCAGCTGCGGTGCATCGCCACGCGGAACAGTTCCTGCTGCCAGACGCTGCGCATGATCGACAGCGGACAGAGCACGAGCACGCGGCTGACGTAACCGTGGTTAAGCAGGTAGTCAGCGGCCCAGATCGCGGCTGCCGTCTTGCTGGTTCCCTGCTCGCTGAAGCAGAACGCGCGCCTGCGCAGCGAGAGGAACGAGGACGTGTCCTTCTGGTGCTCGAACGGGATGAACCGGCCCGGCCAGTTGTAGTCGCGCAGGATCGGCGAGGGCACGTTGGGAAATCCGAGGTCCACGAGTTTCATCGCCTCGTCCAGCCCCCAGTGCACGGCGACGCCCTCGTCTACCTTCTGGCTTTTCTTGATATGCGGAATGATATTGCCTGCGTACTGGCGGTCCAGCAGCAGCGCCTTGTCCTGAATAATCTGCACGTTTGCTCCTTGAGTTATTTGGGCAGTTCGAACTGCGAAATTGGCTCGCCTGCATGGAAGGCGCGCAAGGCCGCTTCAGTACGGGCTAGGGCCTTTTTGTGCCGCTGCCTGTATATGGGGCTATTAGGACTGCAATAATCGTCGTAAAACCATCCCTGCTTGACATGCTCTATCCACCCTGATGCCTTTCGCACATTGCTGCCATCAGCGTCTCTTCCCCACATGGGGGCGTAGTCCCGGTCAAATAGCACTTGCGACCCATCCGCGCGTTCATAATAGCCGTATGGAAGGTGTGCGGTGTTACGCATGGTTTGCTCCTACGTATTTTTCTTGATCGAATGGTCCGAGTTGCGCGGGAAACTGCGATTGTCCTTCGCGGCCTTGACGCGCAGGTTGCTACGGGCATTGCTGCCGCCCTTGGACATCGGCGTTGCGTGATCGACGTCCTTGCCGTCGCCCTTCTTGACTTTGCCCTCCTTCGCGAGCTTGGCCCGCGCGGCGTTGCGCGCACCGCGCTTGGCGATCTGGTCGGGCTTGCCTTGATAGTTGTCGTATTCGGCGCGGTAGTTGCGGTCGTTCTTATCCTTGTACGGCATGGGTCACCTCCAAGTCTTCGGGTAGGAACGTGCAGCGTACACCCGTAGCCAGCGACAGGCACTCGGCGAGCTGACCGTGCTGCGACACGCGATCCACCTTGTAGAGCCAGCCGTGCGAGGTCAG